CCACCATTACCTACTGGAAGTGTGCCTGATACATCAGTAGTTAGATTAATAGCATTTCTTGTAATCTGTTGACCACTTAATGTGATATAATCCAAACTACCTGCTAAGGTAACATTAGTTGAGTTGTCTGTACCTGCTGCATCTACACCTAAGTTTGTTCTTGCAGTTGAAGCACTTGCCAAGTCAGATAAGTTATTTGATTTTAATAAGTTAAGACTTGCACTACCTGTTACATTCCCTGTTACATTTCCAGTTAAGTTTCCTTCAAAGGTACTTGCTACAAAGGTTTCACTTCCGATAGTCCATTTATCATCTGTTTCATTCCATATAAAAGTTTTATTAGCAGATGTTCCTCGTTCTACTTCAAACCCTGCATTTGCTGTTGGACTTCCTGTTTCATCTGCATTCAAGGTAAGGATTGCATCACCAATCAATACTGTATTTGAATTAGTAAATATTGTATCTCCACTTACTGTTAAATCTCCAGTAAGAGTTAAATTAGCACCATTTGCTGTGCCTGTAAAAGTTGGACTTGTTAAAGTTTTGTTTGTTAAGGTTTGTGTGCCTGTAAGAGTTACTTCTCCTGATGCACTTAAATCAATGTTTCCATTAGTATCGTCATAAGTGGTAGTAATGTTTGTATAGCTACCTGTCGTGAACATAGTTCCGACCACATCTTGTACATATTCAGTAATAGTTTTGCTACCAATAGATGGGTCTGTAGATATTTTAACTTTGTTACTTGCAATCTTTAAGTCTGATGCAGTCCCATCGCCATCGTATAAAGTACGAAGTGTACCATCAATCCCTCCAGTTTCTCCCATGTGGACTAATTGGACATAACCCTGATTTACAGGTGTGTTTCCTATATTAGTATTACTACTCATTTATCTATATCCAATTCCTTGTATAATTTTTTGTCAGGCATACTATTCGGTTCATTCATTTGGATCATGGGTTTGCCAATTAATCGTTGGACTTTACTTTTTGGATTGCATTCAAATTTTGCTGGACAACTCTTTAGTTTGTCATCATTAATGCTTTGTATGTAGTCAAAAACCTTTCCACACTCGCATTTATATTCGTATAATGGCATATATATCCCCTTCAAATTTATATTTAATGGTAATATGGGGGTAAAATAAATTACCCCCATAATTAACCGATTTTCGTTAGTCCAATTATGGATTTACGAAATTAACAACACCTAATGATGTTGAACTAACAGCATGAGATAAAGCTGCACCGAAAAGAACATCTGCAACTACTGAAGTTGCTAGGTGGTCAATATCGTATGAACTTTGAACTCTTGGTGCTACTTGCTGTGCAAAGTAAACACTATTTCTGTTAAAGATAGTAGCAGTTTCATCGCCTGTACCACCATCATCGTCCCAATCTACTGATGGGTAACAGCTTAAACCATAAGCCTGAATTACATTTCCTGATACTAATGGATTTGCATCATCACCTCTTTTTTGTGCTTCTGTGAAGTCACCTAAAGAAAGTAAAGACATGTAAGCAGCTGGTGAAGCATATAAGAATGAATCGCCATCTGTGTAGTCAAATCCTGCATCAAGCATTTTTTGTAAACCACTTCTGATTTCAGCAGTTGTGAATGTGTTATCAGCAGCTAGAGTAACATCGTTACCTGTAGCTGATTGTAGAATATCTACTGCTAGGTAGTTTTCTACTTTCTTAGCTAAAGCATAACCCATTGACTGTGCATAAGCATTGAATAGGTCAGCAGACTCTTGGACTCTTACGATGTCTTCGATTCTTTTAGCTTCGTAGTGATGTTGATCTACAGCAAGTTGGATTTTAGCATCTGTGTTTGCTGAATATGTTACTGCAGTATCTGCACCTTTAGCTGCAGCAGTTTCTTCTGCAACTTTTGGTATGTTAAGTATGTCGCCACCACCTGCTAACATAGATGAGAAGTCTTGTACCTGATTACGAAGAACGAATTTTCGTTCTGCATAGTCAAGAATAGCATCTCTCCACATTTCAGGAATAAAACTAGCAGCTGTTGTTGTCGTAATATTAGCCATTATTTAATCTCCTTCGATTAGTTTTTAGCATACCCCTCTACTATCTGTTTCCAAAGAGTTGGATTCTTTCTAGCTTGTTCTTTATCCTTTTGAGATAAATCTGCCCACTTCGTATTTGAAGCGAACTTGCCACTAGAAGTAACTTCTTTAGCATCAGATATTTGCACTTTACTCTTTCCCAGTCTTTCAATGTGCTTTTCCAACTTAATTGTTGTGAGGTCTTGGTATATATCTTGATCATCATCTGAAAGTTGGGACAGCAGATGTTCTCGTCTTTGTTTTTCTTGGATTTCAAAGTTTTCTACGATTGGCTTTAACTTCTCGTTTTCTATCTTTAGTCCTTCATACAAAGATTTAAACTCCTCTTTTTCTTCAAGTTGTTTTGTTTCCTGAAGTTTGAGGTTTTCTTTGAGTTCATTCAACTCAGCTTCTGCTGATTGGCTTCTTTGTCGGTACTTCTTGCTTTCTGCAATTAAGTTTCCAACTTCATTACTTACTTCCTGTGTAGGAGTTTCTGCTACTGCTTGTTCTTCTACTATTACTGTTTCTTCGGACATACTGCCCTCCTATTTTATTATCGTAGTTTTGGATACATACTTTTTAATGTTTCTATCCAAAAGTTCTTTGCCGAATCTGTCGGCTATAAATTCTTTATTCTTATTAGACAAATCGTAGATGTCATATCCTCGTTTCTCATTACCTAATACTATCTCACCTCTATCATAAGTAATAATTGCAGTATCAGTCTTTCCTGATGCTCTCATACCTCTTAGAGTTCTACCAGTCAATCTCATATTCACAAAAGAAGTTTGAGTGTCGGTAGATTGGTTTCTAAATGCTTTTAGCTTACCATTTCTGCCTTGCATACTATTGGCTTTATATTTCTTGTAAGTATCATTCCTATAAGAATACCCACTCTTACCATTTTGGAACTTACCTTTACTTGCATCAAGTGTAATCTTATCAATAGCATCTTGTGCTAACTTAGACATTACCTTAGAGTTTGGTTTAACTACTTGATCTATTCTCACACTCTAATCCAATCATGTCTACAATTATATCCACCTCTACTACCAAAATCTACATACCCTAAAGCATTGATTTCTTCTATAGTCAATGGTGGCTCTTGTAATGCTCGTTGACATACTTCTCTTGTCTTGTTATCGCTTACTCCAACATATTGAAACTTTATTTCAGGGAACTCTTTAAATGCTTTGGCTCTTGATGTATTACTGAATCGTGAGAAGGCATCGTTAATTAAGAAAGATGTTTCACTACTACTAATAAAAGTTCCTACACCAAATCCAGTTTGTAGTCCTGCCATAATCTGTGCATTGGTTTCACCAGTAATGATACCTCTTAGCATCGCAGTCTTTAGTTGATCCGAATATTGTCTTACTCCATTTGTCAAATAAGTCATCTCAAAGTTCTTTAGTTCTCTTAATGTTTCAATACTTGCTACAGATACTTTACCTAATTCTCTCTTAGATAGTTCAGTAAATACTCTTGCTATTTCATCATCAAAGGTTTTACCTACTCTATTCATTAGCTTGGTAAAGCCTAATGTTTCCATTTCTGCAAAGAAATCTATCTGTTTAGCAATCTGCATTAGTTCGGTATCAGTTATACTACCTAATCCTACTACTAGGTTATCTAGCTTATTTAGTAACTGCTCTTGTATATTAGCTATCTCTTTATTATAGAAATCTAAATTAGCCAACTTGCTTTCCTATTCTATCAATAATTGATTGTGTTTCGTTTGCTTCTTGTGGTGCTTCAGAATCTATCTGCTCTACAATACCTTCTATCTCATCATCTTGTAAGTCAGGATTCTTCTTTCGTAGATAACTCTTTCTTGTTTCAAGGTTGTTCTTAAATGCCCAATCATAGTATTTGATTTCCTCATCACTACTCATTGGCACTTCTCGTTCAGTAAAGTCTATACTAAACTGGTCGCCTAACTGAATCCCACCTGATACTTCACAGATTCGTTGTGCAATTCTAAATTGTTGTTTCTCAAAAGGTCTATAGATTTGTTCTATATCACTTCTTAGGGCATCTTGTAGATCAATCTCACTCATCTTCTTAGATAGCCCTGACTCTTGTCCTTTGTTTGTCCAGTTGATTCTGACATTGTTTGCTTGTGCAATACTATCTACCATATACTTCGTAGAATCAATCATTGCTTGGACATTGGCATTCGGTGTTGCATAACTAAAGTTAGCCCCTTCAGGTAGCACTAATGCCTTATCTTGCCCCATAGTGATTCGTTGTTCGGTATCTAATCCAGTAAATACTGGTTGTCCTAATTGGAATCTTCCATGCAAAGCTAATTCGGTAAGCATAATGTTAATACTTCTCATACCATCTACTAAGTCTGATGCACCTTCTCTAAAGAAATCTCTAGTGTATAGATGCCTATGTCCAATGTTAAATGGTATTATATCTCCATAAGGGTTTCTATCTCCATCTACAATAGAAGTAATCTTACCTCTACTGCTAATCATAAAGTGTTTCCCTTCCATATCTTCTGTATCTTTACTCCAAAACATATACTGTGCATCTTCTGATCGTGCTTGTAGTTGGCTTTCTGCTTGATACATAATAGCAAATGGCTCATCTTCGTTTGGTTTAAAGAATGGCACAAAGAAATGGATCGGTCTATACTTTAGTTTCTTTTCAGACTCGTCCCAATGAGTATAGAGTGCTTCAGTACCTAAGAGATAAGTCAGTTGCTCAAATTGTTTCATGAACGAATCAAAGTCCCCTATGACTTCGTTATACTTGTCATTGAATCTTACTGGTTGTTGTTGATATACCAATGCTCTACGACTTATAATGTTTCTTACAAGGTTAATATACATTGGTGGAATAGCAGATAAGGATTCACTATCGAAGTATTGTTTTAAGTCTTGTTCTAAGTTTACCCCTTCATAGTAGTCTAATAATCGTTCTCTTTCTTCCATCTGATTATCGTAACCTTCTTCTATTGTTTCCATCAATAGCTTATGTAGCATCTGTTCTGTTAAATTATAAATTATCATGTTTCGTACCTTTTATAAAATTTCTGTTCTTCGGTTTCCATATACTTATCTTGGAAATCCTTGATTAGTTGTTGATTTAATTCGTCCTCTTTTATACTTAATCGATGTCCCCACATCATAGCACCTGTCATGCTTAAAATAATTCCTACACATAATCCTAAGAAAAACATTACCATTGTATTGCCTTTGCTTGTCCCTTGAATCCATATCGGTATTCAATAGGATACATTAATCCATCTAAAAAGTGAGATAAGGTTTCAGTCTTTAACATCTGTCCATTCTCTAGTGTGCATAGTTCTAAATCTCTTATAGTCTTAGTGCATTTAGGATTAATAAATAGCTTATGTTTCCCAGTAGCATCTTCTAACATTCTATTTAAAGCATTCATTCTATCCTTCTGTGTAGGATTAGCTTTCTTAGCTATCACAGTAAACCCTGCTTCTTGCAATATCTTATGGTCTGACTTTGTGCTATTAGAAGTTCTTGCCTTACCTGCTGGATCAGGATATACTGGTAAGCCCCTACCTTTAAGCTGCATAAGTTTAGCCAATTCAAAAGTATTGCTATTCTGTAACCCAATCTCATCAAATACATAGACTTCCCCTGCTGTATTCTCGCACATTAGGATCGCAGTCATATAAGATGCAACCCCAAAGTCAATTCCCCAAAACATTCTTGGACTTTTTTCCATTACTCTACAATGGATATCTCTACTAAAGTTATAAGCACATCTATTTGCTGCAGTTAAGAATGATGCTTCATACTCTTGTTGGAATGTTCGCTTATCTAAATTCTTTTTGGCATTCTCTACTTCTTCTTCAGAAATAAAGCCACCATCTAATGTGGTGAACTGCCAACTCTTATAATCTCCATTATCTGATTGTCCTTTAACGAACAGATCATAGAAGTGGTTTAATCCACTTGGAGTTCCTACAAACAATGCTTCACCTCTTGATTCTGCTAGTGTAGGTTGTATAACTTCACCCCAAACATTCTCTTTCATGAAAGCATATTCGTCCATGACTACCATCGTTGTAGATACCCCTCGAAGTGAGTCCTCACCCCTGTCAGCACCTTTGAGTTCAATCTTTGCACCATTGTCAAGTGTAATAGATAGTTCAGTTTCATTGATAGTTGCTTGTTTACCTGCAAATATTCCTTTGAGGATTGACCAAGATACCATCTTAGCTTGTCTGTATGTAGGAAAGACAATCCATCTTCTCTCATTTGCTTCCAAAGGTTTTTTAAGTAACCACATAAGGCTAAAATATGATTTACCCCATCTTCTACCACTTGAAACAATCTTATATCTTGATGGATCGTTAAGGATTTCCCTTCTCTTGCCATCAATTTTCCACTTCATCTAAGTCAAACACCTTTATAGGTTCATCTGTTGTGTCTTTAATTCCTATAGATTGATTTGGTTTCCCTAAAATTCTATCTGCTAAGAAATTAACAGCAGTCATATTACCATCTAATGCTTCTTCATATACCTTATTCACTACTGCTTCTAGCATAGTCTTTTTGTTCTTGATCTTAGCATTGCCAAGACTTCTGATATGCTCTACTAGGGCAAAGTCTTTAGTGGGTCTACCTTTGGGATTACCTGAAGCACCCTTTTTAAAAGTGCCTTTTTTAGTCCTGTTATTTACCTGTTTTACAGGTTTCTTTGTTTTAGCTGCAGCCAAACTAATCACCCCACTATTTGAAGGTTATGTTCGTTAATAAACGAAATGGAAGGTGTTACCCTTCTACTTATAGGGGCAAAAAGACTACAAGAAACCCTATTCTAAGGCTTTAGATTGGTGTATCTGTTGATATTGTTGAAGAAATTAATTTATTTAGGACTACAAAAAACCCCTCGATTTGAGGGGCTTTCTGACTTAACTGATATTAAGAGGTAAAACAATTAACTTGTAACAGAAAGAATTACTTTCTTTTTAAGTGCATCTTTTTTTGCTTTATCTAAAGATGTATATACTTCAGGATAATGCACAACAGATTCCTGTCTTGGTATATATTGATTGATTATATAAGTTCCATCTTGACATACTTGAATATATATGTTTGGATTGGTTATTAATTCATAACAATCATCTGTAAGCATCGGTTCATCTGATTCAACATATTTAAATTTCATTTTATTCTCCTTTATTTAATTAACTACTTAAAATATGGTATTCTACAATTAGAGTCAATAGAATAAGGAAATTATTTTTTTAGGCAAATCATCTACAAAATTATACACTTTCATATCTGCTGGTAGAGTGTCTATATCATACCTATAGCCATACTTCTTTATGGTGTCGGTGCTGAAGTCCTCTATGAGTCTTAATGTGCCTAATGCTACTTGATGTGGCTCAAAGACTACGATGTGTCTATGGGGTATATTGAATTGGATCAGGTAGCTATTGTTATTCGTTA